CGAACGATGAGGCGATGGACATTTACACCGGGTTCAAGACCCAGCTGTCCGCTTCGTCGGACGCCATCATCGCCAAGCTTCTCGGCGGTGAGTCGTAAAACGGCGTTTCGACGTACTTCGAGTGATCCTCTACGTCGCCTGGATTGCGATTATTTATTGCATCCTGGCGGCAGCGATTTTCATGGCTGCTGGCGTTTTGGCTGGCGAGCTGCATCCACGTGGGATCTTAGGTGACCTGCTGTCAGTAGTTACCGACAGCACATTCATCTTGATCTTTTCGTGGACCGTGGCTGCGCTTACCATGGCGCTTATACGTAGAGAGTAGAGAACCCAGGGCTTTAGTTTCGGCCCGACGCAGGCTAAGGATGCCCATACCTCTATTTAAGGAGGCGAGGCTGAAAAGCCCGACGTCACTCTGGATTAAGGTGGCTGAAGAATCAGCCGCCCGATGTCACACTAGCGCCCTGAAGGACATTAATACCGTCCTTCAGCGGTTCGAACATGAGGGTATGTCATTTTTGACAATTACCCTGCCAGCATTCGGTAAAGGCTTTGAAAAGGCATTATACCGTGGTCTTACAAGCTCCGGACTGTTACGGGGATTCCAGTTTGGAACCCCGAGAGCAGCGTGGCTCCCCCGCTTTTTGGGAGGTTTCACGAGCCAGGTGTTCGATCCGTCTAGTGGCTACCTACTCGACAACCCTAACTATGATGCAATTCTCGCTGTGCGCCAGCTTACGCTGATGTATGGCAAGATCCAACTCCCGTGCAGTGATGCGCGGATGAGGAGGGCATACGACGGGTACGTCGAGTGTGAGTATGAGGTTCGCATGAACGATGCGCGTTTGACGGCAAGTGATTACGCCGCTTTTAAGCGCATGTCGAACATGCTGTTTGGGCAGTCGTTTGCGGAAGTCGACCAAAAGGTCTTCGATCGCGAATTGATTATGCCCAAGCATGGCCCTGGTTCCACAGCCGACAAACTGCGCGGAAACGCAAAGTATCGGCAACGGGACTGGCCAGTACGGTTACAGGAGATCTTCCCTTGGGAAGAATTCCTGGCTCCTAACTCCTCCTTTGTGAGCGAGATGTCGGAGTCCGTGAACCTCATCGAACCCGAAGCAGAGATTCCTGTACAAGTGATCTCTGTTCCTAAAACATTGAAG